AACCTATAAATTCCAAAAACTAAATTATATTTTCCTTAGGGGAAAGACAAGAAAAGTATAATGTCATTTATGACGACCAACGATTTTGAAATATATGATTCGTATCCGACCACACCAGTAAGAGACAATCATGAAAATTACGAAAATCCTCCGCACGCACCGAGGAGGTTGCGAAGACCCCCGAATATCCATAGGTCTTTAGTAGAACATAAACTAATCGATGCAGAAGAAAAATATTTAAAAACACAATTTCAAATTGAAAATCTTAAAAAAGAACTTTTAAATATTAGAAACGAGAATGAATATAAACGGCACGCAATTAAAGTACAAAATGATGCTATACTTACTTATAAGTTTAGATTGAATAAAATACAAGAAATTATATTTGAAAATTCTGAAAAAATTCCAGAGGGGTTATATATTCAAATAATGAATTCACTTGTGATGCCCCGATGACCTTTAAGCATAAGGCTTTTTAAATTTTTTTTACAAGTCTATAATATTCGTACCCGCGCTTGTTCTAGGGAATGTATGAGTTTTGTAATGAGTTTTTCTAAGGCATAAAAGTACTTCGATGTGTATTAAAATGTAAACAATTAATTTACCTAGATTTTTCTATAACATATACAATATAACATATACAATATAATGTTGTATAAAAAAATAATATATAAAAAATAATATATATAAATATATGACATTTGCTTACGCTATAGACATTTATAAGCACTCACGTGGAGTTAAAAGAAAATACTCCGAAGCATTTCCAATATAATCGTGTTTAAAATTTAAAAATATAAATGTAAATATAAATATAAATATAAATGGCGAATAACGAAGAAGAATTTGCAATTGCTCAGATTAAAGCGTCTGCTATTAAGAAACAGGTTAATGCTGCGTCATGGAATGATGATTATGAAAATCTATTGGCTTCATGGGGTGAGAAGGCGGCGGGTCTAAGATATATGCATGGTAATTCGTCTGGTTATTGGAGAAGTGTGTCTAATAATTTAACTCTTTATAGTATAGTAGCCACCACCGTTGCTTCGGCAGCGAGTTTAGTAGCCGGAAGCATTGATGACATCGGTGCTAAGGATGCTGTTTTGTTTACAGCGGGAGGTATTGGTCTTATCACTTCATTCATTCAGAGTCTTAAGAAATTCTACAATGCGGATGAAAAGGCGGCGGAGCATGGTTCCATCTCTAAACAATTCGGTAGTTATTATAGAAATCTTACACTCCAAATGGGTATGTCACGAGAAGATCGCAGACCATCTGATGAGTTATCGGAGTGGGCTCTAAAGGAATTTGAGCGCCTTCAACAAGAGGCTCTTCCATTGCGTGGAGCTGATGTTTCATTGTATAAGAAAAAGTTCAAGGCTTCTAATCAGGCGATGCCAGATAATTGCAGATCTGATTATTCTATTAAGATTTACAATCGTAAGGAACCGGTTGAAGTAGATTATGAGAGCGCGTTGCCTTAAATGTATTTATTACAAAAAAATAATTAACTTAAACAATCGTGGGATTTTAAACCGTGAATATATAATGGACGACCTTTGTCAACAACTCGAATGTCTCAATGTAAGCTCTAAGTTGATTAGCGATATAGACATTATTATAACTGAAATAAATTACTACGACAGTTATAATATTGACATATATGAAGTTTGTGTTTCATGTGGCCACGCTTTAACGTGGGACTTAGAATACGTACTTACACAAACGGATATTAATTGGTTGAATCATGTTGGCAAAAATTACTTCTTCACAAAATTAAATGAGATAAAACTTATAGACACACCGGAAAAATACAAATGTGTAACTGACATCTATGATAAACTCCTTGAACTTTTCACATTACAAATGTAAACACATTATATTTGTAATGTATATCCTTATGGGTATATTTACTTGCGTCATAGATATAATACAAATAAAACTTTTTCTGTTAAATAAAACTATTTGTATTAATTAAATGGATAATTTTATTATAGGAACATTCCGTGAAAATATAAATCTATTATTTCACAATTTACATTTAATACAAGACACGATTCCAAAAAAACTAAGTCATCTTACAGATCTGGCTGGTAAGTGGACCGTAAATGCTAATGGAGATATAGTACCGGAGATATCGGGTACTTTGAATATTGGGTCTATTGACAAATCGGTGAAAAGTTTATTCCTATCGGAGAATTCTTTACACATTGTTAAACCGAGTACCAATGGCGATAAAGTAAGTGTCAAGTTTGGTGTAAGTGAAGACAACGGTCTCGAAATTACACAGGAAACATTAAGTGATACTCAATCAGATGGTAACTTACAACAAGTTAAAAGCGATCCACTTACAGTGCCGTCTAAAACTCAATTACTATTTACTGAATCTGAAAATAAAATCCTTATCAATGCTGTTAAAACAGTAGAAAATACGGGGGTTAATTTTACAACAATAATAAACGCATCTAACGATAATATTACAGCCGATACCAGTGGTATTTATATTGCTCCGTTGGCCGAATACAATCAAACAAAAATAAACGATAACATTGATTTACGTCCACTTTATTATAATCCAAACACGAAAGAAATGTTTAGTTCTGACGGAAGCGGACACTTTATAGATCTAAATGTATCTGGTATAATAAAAGGACCCGCCGAATTAATAATAGATCCATCTCCAGTGTTTGACAATGCTGGTACGGTAAGGATTAAAGGTAATCTAATAGTTGACGGTACACAAACTGTTATTAATTCAAATGTCGTAGAAATTGAGGACAATATTATAAGTATAAAAGGATCTAACCAGGTTTCTTCTGGGATTGAAATTAAAAACGAAGGGAATATCCTGGCTAGTTTTTCTTATAATGGAAATAGTGATGTTTGGAAAACAGATAATAAAGATCTAGACATTGGTACTGGGAATTTGGTCGTTAAGGATATATCCGCTTCTTCTATAGGTAAAGTTTTATTAAACGGAATATTAGATACAGACGAAGAAATTACTATAACCGTAAACGATATTTTATCAGAACAAAATGTTAATGTAGAAACGGGTATATTGTGTGTCACCTTGGTAGATTCCTCTACCAGATCCGGTAGTACTGGTATGTATCTTGCTACTAAGGTATACGATGATTTTTTTTATACAGTCTTACTTGAAAAGAACACTGGTTCATCAATTTTAAATTTTGCTTCTGAGACGGGTATATTAATAATTCAAAGTGCTAATTCCGGGGTATCTTATGAAATTAAAAAAATTAATATAAATAAAAGTTTAAATTAAATATATATATATATATTTTAAATATAAATGCCAACTACCAAAACTATATCTCATATCGGGGATACAAAATTTGAATTAGTTAAAGATACGGATCATGATGCTTTTAGATTTACAGTTGATGACAGGTCAGTTACGCCAAATTCTCCAAAAACTGTAATGTACATTTCATCAGAACCCACAACTTTCGATGCCCCGACTCCTCTTAGTACTTCGGGTCGTGTTACAATGAGTAACATTAGAACTGAAGGAGCTACGAGTACCAGTTCCGCCGATGTTGATGGTGACATAGGTATTGGTGGTAAGATACTCATCAGGGAAGGTACCGGCGGCGACTCAGCTACTAGAGCGGCTATTTATGCAGAAAAAGACCCAAGTGCTGGACTCAATCATAGACTTATAATTGATCCTTATCAAGATGATTCAAATGCCGCCGACGGCGTAAATAATAACGGTACAGTATATATACGCGGTTCTTTGATTGTCGAGGGTGATAAGACTATTTTAGACACCGCGGAACATATAACGTCTGAAAATTTATTAGGCATTAATGCAATTAAGGTCCTCGAAGCCGACGGCATCACCGAAATAATAAGAGGCGGCCTAGAAACTACTGCCGGTATACACGTGTATTCTGGATCGTCGGGTAGTGCCCAGTTTTTATACAACTTTGGCACCGACAGATGGCGTACCTCAGCGACAGACCAAACTCTTAACGATCTAGAAGCAAAGGATTTATACGCTGCCGGCATCGAAGTCACTGGTACCGCTGAATTAACAACCGTAGACATCAATGGAGGAAATATTGATGGTACGGCTATCGGCACCTCGGTAACTTCGAGTGGTAAATTTACTACAATTAATGCCTCTGCGACCATTGTTTCAGTAGGGGAAATATCTGCCCCTCAATTTAATGGTGCTGTATCGGGTAATGCTGCTACGGCAACAATTTTAGCATCCGCGAGAACTATTGGTGGTGTATCTTTTGATGGGAGTACAGATATAGATTTACCGGGTGTAAACGTTTCTGGTACGATGGATACAACAGGAAAT